GACAATGCCAGTAGGAGAACTTAATCAAGATAGCGTAATGGATTTAGTTAATCAAACATTAAGTATTAGAGAGAAACAAGCTAAGGCTAAAACTAATGCTGATCAGGTAGCGAAAGCTTTTACTAATCAGTATGGTCAAGAAGCTGAAAAGACTTACAACTCTATTGCTAATGACTTGGGACTATCCGTTGCACAACTAAATGAGCTTGCAGCAGCAAGCCCTAAAGTAGTATTAAAAGCAGCAGGATTAAGTCTTGCTAAAGCACCTTCAGGTTCTATTGAAAGTGATGTTAATACTCAAGCTTTAAGTAATCAAACAACTCCTGCAATACTATCTGCAAAGGTAAAAGGGGGTTCTACGAAAGACTTATTAGCTGCTTGGGGTAATGCTGGAGCTAAAATTAAACAACAGTCTTAGGAGACTTTTAAATGTCACAACTGACAAGTAATACTTCTGCCTTTATTGAGGCTCAGCAGTATTCTCAGTTTATTCTTGATAACTTACATGACTACTTATTACCAGAAGGTATGTGGCGTGATGTAACAGACTTCGGTTCAGGTACAACACTCAACATTAAAACAGTTGGTACTGTAACACTTCAAGATGCAGCAGAGGATACACCTTTAAACTTTACAAACATTGACACAGGTACTATTAACCTAACTATCACTGACTACATTGGTGATGCTTGGAAAGTATCTGATGATCTTCGTGAAGATGGTTCACAAGTAGACACATTGATGGCTATGCGTGCAATGGAATCAACACGTGCTCTTGGTGAAAACCATGAAGGACGATTCTTAGGCACAGCTAACAATGGTCAAACTGCAGCTAATCTTAACTTAGTCAATAGTCGTCCACATAGATGGGTAGCTGGTGGTTCTGGTGGAACATCACGTAACATCGTTCTAGCTGACTTTGTATCTATGAAACTAGCATTTGACAAAGCTAATGCACCTGCTTCAGGTCGTATAGCTATTGTTGATCCTATTGTAGAAGCTACACTAAACTCATTGATTTCTCAAACATCAGTAGTTAATAACACTCCGCAATTCCAAGGTGTTCTTAACGAAGGTTTTGCTAGAGATCATCGTTTCGTAAGAAACATTATGGGTTGGGATATTTACACTTCTAACTTCCTACCATCATTAACTGCAACAGAAGTAATTGACGGATCTACTTATGATCTTGCTAATGACACTGCAGAGATTGGTGATAAAGCTAACGTATTTATGTGCGTAGCTGATGACTCTTGCAAACCTGTTATGCACGCTTGGAGACGAGCTCCGCAAACAGAAGGTTGGAGAGACAACGAAGAAAGAGCTGATAAATATCAAGTTACTTCTCGTTTTGGTTTCGGTGTTCAGCGTGCTGATACACTGGGTGTGATTTTAACTGACGACTCAACTTACTAGGAGATATAATATGACTATTGAATTAGCTCCTATCAGGGGCGTAGCAAGTCACTACGGGGTTCGTACATCTAATAACTCATTAGGTGGTCAAGAATCTACAAAAGAGGGTATTGTTAAAAGTGCGGAGTGGTCATTTAGCTACGACAATCTTTCAGCAACACTAAATAGTAACCTTGCACAAACTATACCTGCAAATGCTTCTGTTGTTGAAGCTACTTTGTATGTAGACGATGCTTGGGTTGGTGGTACTAACCTAACTATTGGTTTATATACACCAGCAGGTGTTGCAATTGATGCAGATGGTTTAGTAGAAGCTAAACTAACAGCAGCTTTAACTGCTAATAAAGTTATTGCTGGCGATGGTGCTTTAGTAGGCACTACTGTTGGTGCTAATGCTGGACAGTTAGTAGCAGCAACTACAGGTACTTATACTGCAGGTTCTGCTAGAGTCGTAGTTAAATTTAAATACGACGTGTAATACAACGAGATAGCTCCCCTTCGGGGGAGTGTATCTCCCTAATTTAATACAGGAAATAACATGACCATACAACATTCAACAATTACAGGTGCAGATCTGCATGAGCCCAAGGGAGTAGCCACAGCTGCAAATAATACTGTGTATGTTGCTAATGGTTCAGCTTCAGGTGCTTGGACACCTTTAAGTAGAAACTTAGGAGCTTATACAGGTTTTGATTCTACTACTCCTGCTTATACTCATAGTACTACAACATCTGATACAGTCTTAAATAATACATTTAATGCTAGTGAAAATAATGGATTTACTATACTAACCTCTCCTAATACAAGAATACGTTATGATGGTACTGAAACTATATCTGCTAATGTTTTAATATCTTTATCTACTGAGCAAGCTTCAGGATCTAATAAAGAAGTAGAATGGGCATTATATAAAAATGGAAGTGCTATTGTAGGATCAAGATCTCTTAGAACATTAAGCACCTCTAGCTGGGGATCTATTACTTTAAATGGCTTTACTGAATTATCAACAAATGATTATTTAGAAATTTTTACTAAAGCAGATGGAGCAACTACAGTATTATATGCTTCTATACAACTTTCAATTGTAGGAACTAAAAAATAATGGCTAAGTTAACTTTACTTGAAATGACACAAGACATCATGTCTGATATGGATTCAGATGAAATTAATAGTATTAATGATAGTGTTGAAGCATTACAAGTAGCTCAGATAATTAAGACAACTTACTACAATATTATTGATGGTAAGGACTATGCTTTTTTATATGAATTGTTCCAGATGGATGCTAGTGGTACTGCTACACGCCCTACTCATATGTCATTACCAGAAGATGTTATAGACTTAAAATGGATTAAGTATAATTGTAGAACAAGTGTTTCAGATAAAAACTTATATCAATTAGTTGAATACAAGAGTCCTGAAGACTTTATGTATATCTTAGATGGTAGAGATAGTCAAGCAGATAACATACAAGTAGTTGTAGATAGCACAGGAATTAATCTTAATATACTTACTGATAAAGCACCACAATACTTTACGTCTTTTGATGATGTAACTCTAGTATTTGATTCACTAATTAATACTGTAGATACTACATTACAAAACAGTCAAACACAATGCTGGGGCAAGCGTTCTATAGCATTTACTTTATCAGATACTTTTACTCCTGACTTACCAGTACAGATGTTTACTTACTTACTGAATGAAGCAAAGTCTGCAGCATTCTTAACTCTTAAACAAATGGCTAATCAAAAAGCAGAGCAGATCTCTGTTAGTCAAAGAAGACGAATGAGTCAAGATGCCTTTAAGATTGAGAAAGGTATTAAGTATCCAAACTATGGTAGAAACAGAGCAACTAAAAGGACACCTAACTATTGAGTTCATTAACAAGTAATACAGCTCCCTTTATTAAAGGGGATGTCTATGGTGCAAAAAAGAAGAAGAAATTAAAGAGAGGTATATCTACAACAATGGATGGTACAAAGTTTAAGAATATACCAGGTAGTTTTAGTAAACAACTTAGAACAAAAACAGGGAGAAAGAAGTAATGGCTATTAGAGAAGCAGTAAAAGGAATGCAAAAACGTAGAAGAAAAACTACTTCTTTTAAAACAGATACAGTAAAAGTTGTTGCTGGTCCTCAACGAGGAGAAGGCTCTGCTAAAGATATTCCTAATACTGTAGATAAAAAGAATGTTCCTTCTTACATGAAAAAAACAACTAAACCTTCTGCCAGTACAATGGATGGTAATGCTTATACTCCTACACAACTTAAACCTGTAGGTCCTGATATGGGTAAGGTTAATCGTAATACTAAAGGTAATTCTGTTCCTGGTAGTGCAGCAGTTAAAAAGAAAGCTCCTGTTAATCCAGCATTAGTAAGTAAGAATACACCTTCAAGTGTAAATAGAATGGATAAAAAGAAACCAAGTACTAAAAAGAAAAGTAGAGGCTTAGTAACAATGACTTCTATGCAAAATAAATATTTATAAAAATAAGGATAAACATGACCAATGTTGCAAAGAGTTATAAAACAAATGGTACTATGGATTTACAAGCAGTAATTCAACCAGGTACATCACATTACGTATTACAATGGAGTGGAGGTGGAGAGATTCCTAAGTCACTAGAAGGTAAGTTTACATCACTTTCATTTGTAGATACACAAGTAGCTACTTATGTTAATTCAAATAAACAAGAACCTAAGTTAAATGAAGCAGAGAAAGCTAAGGTACGTTACGAGAAAAAGCAGGCTAAGAAAGAAGCTATTACAATAGAGGAATAGAATGGCTAAGAAGGGTGAAAAGGCTTTTAGGTCCTTTGTTAAGGGACTTATTACTGAAGCAAATCAATTAACATTTCCAGAGAATGCTTCCGTAGACGAAGCTAACTTTGTTCTTAATCGTGATGGTTCACGATATAGACGTTTGGGTGTTGATTATGAATCAGACTATACCTTGACATCTACTGGCTTTACTGCTACTGATATAAAAGAAGGTAAACAATCATTTCATCAATGGGAAAGTCCTGGTGGAGATACGACAGTATCATTAGGTATTGTACGAGTTAATAATAAACTTTGGTTTATGGATTTGTTAACACCTTCTCCATCTTCTAATCTTAAGAATAGTGGTGCTGCTATTACTATTGCAGGATTAGCTAATAGTAACATTGAAACATCAGTTATTAATAACAACTGTATTATTGTTTCTAAAGATTTAGCTAAACCTGTTTTACTTAAGTATGAACCTACTACAGGTGCTGTAACTCAATCAGAGATTACTCTTGAAATTAGAGATATTTATGGTGTAGAAGATAACTTATTCTTAGATACTAGACC